GATCACGAAGAGCAAGCTGTTTGAAGTGAGCGTAGTGGATATAGGCGCGAATGACGATGCCATCGTGCTGAAGAAAGACGGCAAGCAGATAACCCTTGGCAGGGACGGCAAGTGTCCTCTGCCATTACTGAACAATAACCATCAAAAAAGAGAAGAAATGGAAAACAAGACCATCGCCCTACAGTTGGGGCTGCCGGAAACGGCTACAGAGGCAGAGATTACCGCCAAGCTGAGCGCCCTGAAAAGCGCGGAGGCAGAAAAGAGCAAGCTGGAGCTGGAGAAAGCCCAGCTGGAAAGCGCCCGCATCACGGGCCTTGTGGAGCGCGCCATCGGCGAGAAACGCCTTGGCGAGAGCAACAAGGAAGAGTTTATCAACCTGGGCAAGAAAGTTGGCTACGAAGAGCTGGAGAAAGTGCTGAAGGCCATGCATCCCCAGGCGAAGCTGACGGCCATTCTGAACGGAGGCCGCGCGAAGAGCGACGAGGACGTGAAGTACACCAAGCTGAGCGAGGTTCCCTCGACGGAGATACTGACCCTCCGTGAGCAGAACCCCAAGGAATATGCCCGTCTTTACAAGGCCGAGTACGGCATGGATCTGCCCGAATAATAAGTAGAACACAATAAACGACAAAAAGATGAGAAAGAAAGCAATTTTGAAAGCAATGACGGCCCTGCTGTTCAACAGCGTGATGGGCATCACGGTGGCCCTCGTGCTTGGTATCAATCCCGTGCTTGGCGCAGTGCTGGCCAATGTAGCAGCTGTCATCCTCGGCCAGTTTGCCCCGCAGGGTGCTTTGCAGGCCGGTGTACTGACAGAGGTATGGACGGGCGAGCTTGTGAAGAGCCTTCGCAGCGGCCTTGAGGGCAGCTGGCTTGACGGCATTCCCGACCAGAGCTCCCTTGTGCAGAACGACGTGATTCACCTTGTGGACGTAGGCATCGAACCCGACGTGCTTGTGAACAACAAGACCTACCCCATCCCCATCCAAGAATTGCCGGACGGCGACATCGCTATCGGCCTTGACAAGTTCCAGACGAAGGTGACCCCCATCACGGACGACGAGCTCTACGCTCTGAGCTATGACAAGATGAGCCGCGTGAAGGAGGCCCATGCCAACGCCATCAACGACTCAAAGTTTGCCAAGTCTGCCCATGCTCTCTGTGCGAACAGCAACACGCCGACCACCCCCGTCCTGACCACGACGGGCGATCGTGAGGCCTCAACAGGCCGCCTGAGACTGTGCGTAGACGACCTGGTGAATATGAAGCGTGCGCTTGACAGGCTGAAAGTACCTGCCGGCAACCGCCGCCTGGTGCTTTGTCCCGACCACGTGAACGACCTGTTGCTGACGAACCAGAGCTTTGAGCGCCAGTACAACATCGACCGCAACACGGGCAAGGTGGGCAACCTGTACGGTTTCGACATCTACGAGTATGCCAACAACCCTGTGTACACTACTGCAGGGGTGAAGAAGAAGTTGGGCGAGGCCGGCGGCAAGGGCGAGTTTGCCTGCTCCTTCGCTTTCTACACGCAGCGCGTGTTCAAGGCTACCGGTTCTACGAAGATGTACTACAGTGAGGCATCGACCGACCCTCAGAACCAACGCTCGCTCATCAACTTCCGCCACTATTACCTGTGTATGCCCAAGAAGGCTGATGCTGGTGTGGTGATGGTGAGTGGCTATAAGGAGACCGCGTGATGAGCAGGCCGATGAAATATCTCGTTATCCACTGCACGGCGACCCCTGAAGAGCGTGAGGTGAGCTCGGCAGACATCCGCCACTGGCACTGCGACCCCGTGAGCAAAGGCGGTCGTGGTTGGAAGCAGGTGGGCTATACCGATCTCATCCACCTCGACGGCAGCGTGGAGCGTCTGGTGAAGAACAACGAGGACGCCAACGTGGACGACTGGGAGGTGACGAACGGTGCGTCGGGCTATAACAGCGTGAGCCGCCACATCGTGTATGCCGGCGGCTGCGACAAGAGCGGCAAGCCCAAGGACACGCGGACAGCCGCCCAGAAGGAAGCCCTGAAACGCTACGTGCGCGACTTCCATGAGCGTTTCCCGTGGATACGCATCGTTGGTCACCACGAGCTGAACCCCGGCAAGGCCTGTCCGAGCTTCGACGTGCCGGCCTGGCTGCGGGAAATCGGCATCAGACAATAATCAAAAAGCAATATTCAGGACAACACGGAAAGCGACCCAAGCAATGGACACGATTATGCAGATACTCCAGTGGGCGATACCCTCGGGCGGCATAGGCGCCGCCATCGCTTGGGTGGCCAACCGGAAAGCGAACAATGCCAAGCAGGCCAAGAGCGTACACGACACATACAAGGCCATGTACGAAGACATCTCGGCACTGCTTGTAGAAACCCAACGAAAATATGACGACTCAACGAAGCTCACCGAGAAGCTTGTCTCGGAAAACAACCTTACGCGGAGGGCTCTCAACCGCCTTTCGCGTGCCATTGAGGCTATCCAGCTATGTCCTCATGCTGGCTCTTGCCCTGTCAGCGGCGAGCTGTCGCTCAGCGAAGACGGTGACGAGGGAGAGGGCGACGTCCGTGGCAAGCGCAAGCGACAGCAGCGCAAGGAGTCAGGTGGTGCGCCGGGTGATGGTGAAGGAAGCCGTGAAGGCGGACAGCACTCGGCTGCGCATACCCCTTGACAGCCTGCTGATGCTGCCAGCGGGTGCGAGCTACACGGCGCGCAGCGGCAGGGCCCATGCGAGCGTCACGGTGAGGCGGACTGGGAATGTTGCCGCTGCAAAGCAGCAGCCTACAGAACCGAGCGGCATGACGGTGTATGTGGAGACTGGGTGTGACAGCCTGGAACGCCTGTGCGCCTACTATGAGCAGGAGAACGAGCGCCTCTCGGTGGCGAACACCCATCTGACTGCCACCGTGAGCACGAAGGAGAAGGAGGAAAAGACCTCTCCCCGTGTCTGGGTGGAACTATTAGCGACATTCATAGCCGGGCTGTTGCTCGGCGGAATAACAACCTTTTTAACAACAAGAAAATGGACTACAAAGTATTAGACGGTACCGACCTCATCCTCTCATCAATGGGTCACGCCCTTGGTTTCTCTACAGGCTGCAAGGTGAGCACTTCTGCCGAGACCGGCGAGCGCAAGACCAAGGAGGCCAGTTCGGGCAAATGGAAAGAACAATACGTGAAGTCGTTCTCGGAGCAGATTACTGCCGACGGTGTCGTGCTGACGAACGGGACTGACGAGGTTCCGACCTACGACCAACTGAAGGCAGCCATGCTGAAGGGCGATCCCATCGACGCAGCCTACAATCTGCGCGACGGCGACAAGCGTACCGGCAAGACTGCCGGCGGCTACACCGGCAAGTATATCATCACGAGTCTTGAGCTTGACGCTCAGGCCGGGGACGACGCCAAGTACAGCATCACGCTGCAGAACAGCGGTCCCGTGACGGCGCAAGGCAGCGGCCTGACAGAGGCGGCAGCATCAGGAACGGATTCTTAACATCACAACGCAGGATCAATGGAAACGAAGAAACTTTTGAAGCTGACGATAGGCGGCAAGGAATATCCGTGCCGTGTGACGATGGGCGCGATGACGCGTTTCAAGCATGAGAGCGGCAAGGACGTAATCAAGATGGACAAGGGCGACATTGGCGAGCTGGTGCTGTTCATCTACTGCTGCGTGAAGAGCGCGTGCAATGCCGACGGCGTGTCCTTCGACATGGACTTTGAGACCTTTGCCGACCATCTGGAGCCTGACAGCGTGAATGCCTTCTACGCGTCGTCGGGCGAGAGCGGCGAAAAAAAAACATCAGCGCCAGCTCTTCCGAAGCAAGCATAGAAGAGCTTGCGGGCATAGGGATGGGGTGCATCGGGATGAGCCGTGACGACTTTGAACGCTGCACCCCGTCTGAGTTTTACGCCGTGTGGCATCAGTGGCACGAACAGCAGGAGCGTATGGAGCGCGGCTCATGGGAGCGTACGCGGACACTTGCCCTTGTTTATGTGCAGCCCTATAGCAAACGCGCCCTGAGCGCCCACGAGCTGTTGCCCCTGCCCTGGGATGAGGAAGGCAAGGACGAGCGCACGGCGAAACCCGACAGTGCAGAGACGGCCCGGCGCTATGCCGAGGCCAAGCGGCGCAACGGACTGAAATAAGCAACGCAAAAGAATATGTCGAATACAGTAGAATTCCATATCAAGATAAAGGGTGAGGGCAGCAATGTGCTTCACGACCTGACGGTAGAGGCTACCGGGCTTGACGATATCATCGCCCAAGTGGGCGAGAATGCCGGCCGGACAAGCGAGCGCCTGAAGGCGATGGCCGCCAAGAGCATGGTGTTTGACGGCATCACCGATTCATTGAAGACGCTGAAAGACATCGTTGGCGACATCGTGGCACCGTTTGACAGCTTCGAGAAGTCGATGCGCTCGGTAAACACCATGGCCGGCAAGGGCGAGGCCGACTTTGAGGGTCTGACCGACAAAGTGAAGGAGCTGAGCGCCAACATCCCCTTGGCCCGTGAGGAACTGGCCAACGGCCTGTACCAGACCATCTCTAACGGTGTGCCGGAAGAAAACTGGATGGGCTTCTTAGAGCAGTCGAGCAAGTCGGCCGTCGGCGGTTTGGCCGACCTTGGCCAGACGGTGACGGTAACCTCGACGCTGATCAAGAACTACGGCCTGAGCTGGGACCAGGCCGGTGCCATCCAAGACAAGATACAGATGACGGCGAAGAACGGCGTGACGAGCTTCGAACAGCTTGGGCAGGCGTTGCCCATGGTGAGCGGCAGCGCGTCACAACTTGGCGTATCGATGGACGAGCTGATGGCCGTGTTTGCCACGACGACGGGCGTGACAGGTAACACCTCGGAGGTGGCCACCCAGCTGTCGGCCGTGCTGAACTCGCTCATCAAGCCGAGCTCGGAGGCCACGAAAGCCGCCAACGAGATGGGCATCGGCTTCAACGCCGCCAGCGTGCAGGCCGCAGGAGGCCTGCAGAACTTCCTGCTTGGCCTTGACAAGAGCATCACAGAATATTCGGCCAAGACCGGGCAGCTGAAGCAGACCATCTACGGCCAGCTGTTCGGCAGCGCGGAAGCCCTTCGTCTGCTGGGCTCACTGACGGGCGAGCAGAAAGACAAATTCGCGGAGAACATCGGCGCCATGGCCGACAGTGCCGGAACGATAGACGAAGCCTTCAACAACATGTCGAGTACGGGCGAGGCCGTAGGCCAGATGCTGAAGAACCAGGTGCAGTCGATGCTGGACTGGGCGGGCTCGATGGCCAGCACCTCCGCCCCATATATCGAGCTGCTGGCCAACACGGGCCTTGCCATCACCAGCCTGACGCAGCTGCGCACGGGTCTGATGACCGTGGTGACCGGATTGAAGGCCGTGAGGATTGCCACACTGGCGCAGGCTGCAGCCTCCAAGATAGTGGCAATCGCCTCGAACGCATGGAAGGTGGCACAGGTGGCCCTGAACTTCGTGCTGAGCGCCAACCCCATCGGCATCGTCATCATGGCGATAGCCGGACTGGTGGCCATCCTGATAGAGGCTTAC